GGGAAGTTCCTTTGGCAATTTTTGCCGTTTTCTGCTTTGTGATATTGGGTATTTACTTAGCCGCTTCAAAGCGGTGGGTAGTGCCCAAATTCGCAGGCAGAAGTATTTTTCTATTGTTACTTCTACCTTTACATTGGAAGTATCATTGGGGATCATGTTGGAAATTTTTTATATTTATCAATAGTGTCCACTTATACAGAGTGTTTATTACATTTTGTTCAGCGGGAGGTATTCTTCCGAGCCAAAATGGATATTATGGAAAGGGAAAATATGAAACCCGTAAGAAAAATGCTAAGAAAGCTCGTGATCGCAAAGATCGCGCGCAGCGAGAGAAAGAAGCTCGCATTCAAGAGACTAAAGAGAAGAAACGCATTCATAATATGAATCGTCCTCTTCAGTCTCAATTTGGTATCAAAGAAGCTATCAATTTCACGTATGATGCACCCGATTGGGTAACCGATAAGTTCGGTGCCTGTTGGTTGTTGCTCCGTGACATTGCTTCTGATTTTAACATTTCTTTACCTGATATTACTATGCCTGATTTTGGCAAGTATTGGGTTCTTTTCAAAGAAAGTGAAATCTTTGCTGAATTTTACCATCTCCTTCGTATGATGATCACATTGGGTTTTTTGAAGAAGATCGACATTTCCTTTCGAGAGATGTCATTGTTCGTTTCTGAGCCTTTGCGTCAACAAGTTACTGTTGTGCAACTGCTTGAGAAAATTGCCTCCTTTGGTAAGTTACTCACATCTAAAGCTTATCTTGTATATCAAGCTGGAGACATTGATTTGTTTTTTCAGTCTGAAGTTAAGAATGCTTATGATGATGAATTTACTTTTATCAAATCCCAGAAGACTCGTGTCGATCTTGGCCGGAAGGCTGAAATCGATGATGAATCTTATGATCGTCGTGTTCAAGAATGCATTGGGACCACTTTGTCTCTCTTGAACGCTTGCAAGTCTAATGAAAGAGCCTATTACTCTAGTAGACTTGCTATTTTGCGAGAAATCCAGACTTCCCGCACCTTGTCCAAAAAAGAGGGTATCCGTGTGAAACCATATGGAATACTTCTCTTCGGATCATCTGGTGTTGGAAAGTCAGCGATTGCTAATGCTTTGACTCGCTATATTCTTCAAATTAATAGTTTTGATTACAGTCCTCGTGCTGTAATAGCATTAAATATGGAGGATAAATATCAGTCAGAATTTGCAACTCATCACAAAGGAGTTATCTTTGATGATATTTGTAATACTGCATTAGATCGTACTGATGGATCGCCCACCTTGCCCGTTATTATGTTTTTAAATAACATGACAATGGCAGCTTTGAACGCTAATGCTGACATGAAAGGCAACGTTATGATTGAGCCTAAGGTTGTTACAGCCACGACAAATGTTAAGGATTTATTATCCAATCAATTGTCGAATGAGCCCCTATCAATCAATCGCCGTTTTGAAGTTACCATTACGCAGAGAGTTCGATCCGAATTTTGCAAACGTGGTACCACTATGTTGGATAGTTCAAAAATTGCACATATGTCTGGAGATCAGTTTCCCGATCACTCGCTTTTCACTGTTGAAGCTCCCCGTTATAAGGAGAATAAAACTGGTGATCAGTTTGAATCTGGGAGAACACGCAACGTTGTGTATTATCATCTTCAATTTGAGGGTAAACCACTGGTTGATGTTGATATCAAGACTTTATTACGCTTTTTGAAGGAAGATTCTGCTAAGCATTTTGCCCACCAGGAAGCTTTTGTTCAGTCTCAGCGTGATTTGTCCGATATGCCATTGTGCAAATGTGGATTGCCTGTTGGCATGTGCACTTGCCCACTTGATTCACAGGCTGGAATTCCACATGTCAGGGAGGTTATTGAATATCTCACTGCTTTGGAAATTCGTGTTATTGCATGCTTGAATACTTTCTTACAAGCTCTTATTGTTTCGCGTTTTGGATCGGCAATTATCGCCTATCTTATGCGCGACAAGTTGAAAGAAATTGTTTTGAATAGTATTGGCTACTACCTTCTTTGCGTTGCTTTTACGCTCGCTTATGATACTGTAGTCCATGTTAGAGGGTCTTGGATGATTCTCTTTTTCACAATCTCATATTTGCTATATGTTTCCGCCCGCTTTTACCTGATCCGTCGTTCTGTCATTAAGAAATTTGCAGACGTTCCTTTGCCTTCTCAATTTAT